TATATATATTAAAGGAAAATAACTATGGCAATTAAAATAGCAGCAGAAATTGGAACATCACAGGGTATAACTGATGAAGCTTATGTAAGAATTTACCGTTATGTGGTAGACAGAAACAAAGGAGCATTGGAGTTATATGTAAACGTTTTCAAAAACGAAGAAACTGCAAGATTATTAGAAACAAACATTTCTAATCGTATGGGTGCACCTATTCAAGAAAGATTTCTTGCAAAAGTGGATGCCATACCACATTGGCATTCTTTACCAATGGTAAGAACGGAACAAGAGACTATTGATGGTAGGGTTTATGAAAAGAAAGTACCTGATTTTAGTGCTTTAGAAGGTGGTGATATATTTGGAAAAGCATACCCATTATTAAAAGCAAAAATAGCAGAAGATTTGATTGAAAGAAATGTAATTCAATCAGCAACTGTTTTACAAGACGTTTAAAATAAAAATAAAATGATAACATTTATTGAAGAAAAAAATCTTTTTGGAAAAAAAATAAATACAGTCTTTACAAATCTTTTAAGATATGATTTGAATGATGATGACTGTGTATTACGTTATGAATTAAGATATAGAGACCCAAATAGAATCTCTGTTGCTATACCTGATACAACTATTTCTTCTGGTGAGTGGAAAGTTCCAACTAATGTTTTAAATGCATGGACAGGTAGTAATTTCTTTTTAGCAGAAAAAATGTGCGAAGATTTTGATTTTACAGTGACAGGACAAGAAAATGGTTAATTTGAAAAACAAATATTTATAATTAAAATAATACAAAAATGGCAATAAATTATACATGGAAAATCACAGCATTATCAAAAACAAATGATGATGGGTTGGAAAATGTGATTATAGGTACAAGATGGGAATGTACAGGTACAGATACTTCAGATGATATTTCTGGAAAATTCATCGGAGCTACACCTTTTAAAATTAGCTCAGTAGATCCTGATAATTTTGTAGAATATTCTCAACTTACAGAAGAGCAAGTTTTGAATTGGATTAAGAACACAGTAAGTGGTTCTGCAAATACTTCGTATTGGGACCATATTAGTGAAAGAATTCAAAAAGATATAGATAGACAAAGAAATGTTGTTCAGAACGTAGACAACTTCGATTTACCTTGGTCACCAACATCTGGTTCGAATTCGGGTTCAAGATCTATATAATTTTTAAAGAATTTGTGAAACTTAATATCCAAAGCATCATTATTGTGTTTTGGATATTTTGTTTATATTTATATGTGTATTTTTATAGGAATACAAATTATAACAAAAATCTAATTGGAGAAATAAAATGGCAGAAAGAATCGTATCACCTGGCGTATTCACAAGAGAAAATGACCTATCATTTTTAGCACAAGGTATAGGAGAAATTGGAGCAGCATTTATAGGACCTTTTAAGCAAGGACCTGCATTTGTTCCAACTATTGTGAGAACACAATCAGAATTCGAAGATATCTTCGGAACACCTGATGGAACTTATTATACTGAATATGCAGTACAAAACTATTTAAGAGAAGCTGGTTCAGCAACAATCGTAAGAGTTGCTGGAGTTGGTGGTTATACTCAAGTAAAACCTATGGGTATATTTGCATCATCTTCTGCATGGACAGAAGCTAGTGGAAGAACTCCAACTTTAATTGGTGTTCTTTATAATACTAATTTAGGACAACAAAACGTAGGATTCCCTGCAGCTAACATAATGCCAATATTTGGTGCTGATTTAACTGGAAGTGGAGCATTTTTACTTTCTGGTTCAAACCTACTACAAAGTGGATATTCAATTTCTGCTTCTATAAATAATTCGGATGTAAATGACCTTTCTGATGTATTTGGTACTTCTCCAATTGTAACCTCCGCATCAACTTCAAAGAAAGCTTACACTTATATTTTCTTTGAAAACACTGGTTCTGCATTATCTTCGCCATACGCTTCGGCATCAATTTTTGTAAAAGAATTGCCTGACCAAGATTATAGTGGTAATGAAGTGGCACCTGCTTATTCTGAAGCATTTACTCCTTGGGTAGCTTCTCAAAATATAAGTGGTGAAAGATATGAACTTTTCCGTTTCGCAACATTAGGACATGGTACAAATTATAATACTAAGTTTAAAGTTGGTATTTCAAACGTTAAAGCAGCTGGTGAAGATGGAGCAACTGATTACGCTACATTTACTGTAACAATTCGTTCTTTCTCTGATACTGATAAAAGAAAAGTTGTTTTAGAGACATATAATAACGTAAACTTAGACCCAGCATCTCCAAACTATATAGCAAGAAGAATTGGTGATAGATATGTAACAATTGATTCTGACGGTAAAATTACTGAATATGGTGATTATGTAGCTAGGTCAAAATACATTAGAGTTGAAGTAAAAGAAGCGGGAGCATTCCCAATATCAGCAGCACCATTTGGACACGCAGCTTACTTTAATCCAATTAAAGTTGCAACAGCAGATGAATCAAAAGTTCCTGCGGTTGTATTCCAAACTGGTTCAGCAGTAAACACATCATCATCTCCTGTTTATTTTGCAGGTTTTGATTTTGAAACTTCTGGTGTTTCTTTAGATAACAAACAATATTTAAAACCATTGCCACAAGGTGTAGCAACGGGTAATAATAAAATATTCGCATTTGATAACTCGGCTATTTATCCAAATTATCAATACGAAATGACAGGTTCTACTTCTGGTGATATGGCTAAAAGACAATTTGTTTTAGCATTCCAAAGTGGATATGATGGTATGAATCCAACTGTAAAAGCAGCGAAAGCTGGTGATGCAGAATGGGGAGCAGCAAATACGCAAGGATTTAATTGTTCTAACGCAGCATCTTCTGGTTCTCTATCATATGCTAGAGGTATCAACGCTGTATCAAATCCTGATGAATGGGATATTAATATGGTTATAACTCCTGGTATCGTAAGAAGCCTTCACCCATCAGTAACTACAAAGACTATAGACATGGTTGAAGATAGACAAGATGCATTCTATATCGCTGATTTCAACGATTATGATGATACAATTACTGAAGCAACTGAAGCAGCTAACGCAGTAGATTCAAATTATGTAGCAACTTACTATCCTTGGGTTAAAACAATTGATACTAACACAAACAAACTTACAACTGTTCCACCTTCAGTATTACTTCCAGCGGTATTCGCTCAAAACGATAGATTAGCAGCAGAATGGTTCGCACCTGCTGGTTTGAATAGAGGTGGTATCGTTGGAGCAGTAAGTGTATTGAATAGATTAACACATTCTGAAAGAGATACTCTATATGAGAACAAAGTAAACCCAATCGCAGCATTCCCTGGACAAGGTATTGTAGCATTCGGACAGAAGACATTGCAAGATAAGGCTTCAGCATTAGATAGAATCAACGTAAGAAGATTACTTATCGCTGTTAAGAAGTTTATCGCATCTACTTCTCGTTTCTTAGTATTCGAACAAAATACATCAACAACTAGAGGAAGATTCTTGAATACTGTAAATCCTTACTTAGAAGCAATTCAACAAAGACAAGGTTTATACGCATTCAGAGTTGTAATGGATGAAACCAATAACACTCCTGATGTGATTGATAGAAACATATTAGCTGGACAAATTTTCTTACAACCTGCGAAGACAGCGGAATTCATCGTAATTGATTTCAACATTCTTCCAACTGGGGCAAGTTTTTCAGCATAATATAAAAACGTAACGAAGAAATATTTATTAATAAAATAAAGGAATAATAAAATGGCAGAAATACTAGAGTTTGATAAGATGTTCTATACGAACTTCGAACCTAAGATGAAAAATAGATATGTGATGGAGTTCGGCGAAGTCGGATTACCTGCGTATCTTGTAAAAGCAGCTAATAGACCTACTATTCAATTTGAAGTAGTAACTTTAGACCATATCAACGTAAAAAGAAAGTTGAAGGGTAAAGGTGAGTGGCAAGATATCACTATCACTCTATATGACCCAATTGTTCCTTCAGCAGCTCAAGGTGTAATGGAATGGGTGAGATTATCTCATGAATCTATTACAGGTAGAGATGGATACGCTGAGTTTTACAAAAAAGATATTGATTTCTATATGTTAGGTCCTGTTGGTGATAAAATTGAACAGTGGAAAATTAAAGGAGCATTTATCAATCAAGCAAACTTTGGTGATATTGCATTTGATTCTAACGAACCTGCAACAATTGAATTAACACTATCTTACGATTACGCAATTCTTGAATTCTAATCTAAGAAAAACTATAAAACTAAGGGATACTCAAAAGGTATCCCTTTTTTATTTTCAACTTTTTTAAATTAATGTATTTATATATACAAAACAAATTACGTTATGCAAGAAAAACAATATGATTTTCCAACGGAAGTATTAGACCTTCCATCAAAGGGATTGGTGTACCCAAAAGACCACCCATTATCATCGGGTAGAATTACAATTAAACATATGACAGCAAAGGAAGAAGATATTCTTTCTAATCAAAACCTTATTAAAAAAGGT